CGCGAAATCAGGCGACGATGATCGGCCTGTTGTCTCCATGCGGCGATCAACTTGTTGGCAACGTCGGCTGATTCGACGTCGTGGTTGCTGCTTTCGCCGCCCCACGCTTTGACCATCGGGTCTTTCGCGGTGACGCGCGCTTGCCAAGTGAGGTGCAGATTGCGTAGCACGTTGCGGTTGATGCGCGGCAAGAACGTCGGCCAGTCGTCAACGACAAGTTCGTTTCTCTGCGCGTTCCAGCCGCCGAATTGCTGGCCGTTCAAGAAACGTTCGTTCAGCGTCGCTTTGTTCCACGACGCTCGTTCGTATGGCTCAAAGGTGCGTTTAGCCTCTTGCAAGAGTCCGCGCGCGGTGAGCTTGTCCGGCGCGACAGGTTGCCCGTCCTTGCCGACGAATTCAGCGACGGGAATCGGCGCATCGGTGAACGTGTCGTCGGCTGTGCTCACTTCAGCGCCGACAACAGCATCTGCAACTGTGCGTCACGCGCAGCCTGTTTTTCCTCGTACTCTTTGGTCATGCTGTCAGCGCCACTGCCCAATCCGGCTGCTGCTGCTTGGCCTAGTCCACCACCGATAGCACTACCGGCACCAGCCCCTGCAATCCATCCTGGGACCACGCCAACTCCAGCCGTGGGCACACCCGCACCAGCAGCACCGAGGAGCCCACCGGCAATGCCGCCGATGGCGGTTCCCGCCGCTGGAGCCATGCCTGCGAGCAGGCGCAGGATATCCGCGTTGCCGCTGGCCTGCTTGCGCCCACGGCGTTCTGCCTTGCTTGCCATCGGCACACCAAGTTTTGCGTACCCGGCGTTCGCATCGGAATATCTGCTCATCGCACCAGACTGCACTATAATGCAGTCGACGGCAAGGCTCACCAGCCCCCGTGTCGTGGCCTGATGTGCGCCCGCACAATCGCCAGTCCGTCAATGTGCCCCTCCCGCTGTCTCGGTGCCACCGGGGGCTGGTAGGGCGACAGGCGAATGGCGAGCAGGGCAAACCCGACTGCCATGATAAGGTCTTTCCGGCCCTTGAAGTTGCCTGTGTCGGGGTGCTGGTGCAGGTCGTCGCATTCATCGGCAAGGTCCGATGGGCCGTACACCTGGCCCGCGACAATGGCTTGCCTTGCGATGGTGAGCCCCGTGGCCTTGCTTCCCTCGTCGGTCCACCGTGCGGCGACGGCAAGCCCTATCTGGCGCAGCCGGAGCACCATGGCCTCGCCTATGCCGTTCTCCTCGACGATAAGCTGGGGTTGCGCTGGCATCGGTGACGCGAGCACACCCATCATGGGCGGGGGCTTCGGTGCTGTGTAGTGCCGCACCAATGCCGCGACGACGTCGCCAAACTCGAAGGCATCCAGCGACGCTGATGAAAACGCGGCGCAGATTCTGAGGTCGCGCTTGTCTAGCACCACGACGGCGCTGCGGTCCCGTTCCACGCCCTTGCCAGTGTCGACGGCGATCACCACCTGACCACTTGACGACGACAGGGGCACCCACGACGCCACATTGGTTCCCGCGCAAGGCAGGTAGGCCACGGGCTCCAGCACCTTGGGTGAGATTGGAATGAACCTACCCGACGCCGTCGAAAACATATGTTCGACCATCTGCGGATATTCTCTGAGCGCTTTGTTGACGTCGCCAGAGCACATATTCGGGACACAGTGAGCCAACCACCAAGCCGCTGATTCACGGTCGGTGAACCCCATGTCGGCGCTGCTCATCCATGACCACTGTTGATCGGTGATCCTATCTGCTGGTAGCCTGTATTCGCGATGCGATTCGACGCTGAAAAACACACGATGGTAGGCGTTCGTCGGGTCACGCCAAAGGCGTTTAGTCGCAGGCGCGTTCGGGCCTTCCATATCAATCGTCGTTTCGATTATCACACCAACGTCAAGAGACAGCGACGGGATGAGCGCACCAAGTGTCGTGTCATTCAGGTAGAACGGTAGCTCAGTCAAATGCAGTCTTTGGAACCCACCAGAGCGGCCCGCGTTCTGGCCTGAGCCTGTGTGAAATTCCAGCACACTCCCACCAGGGAATTGCACACGCTCGCTATTGACGGTGCAGCCGTGGAACACCTGAGGCAATTGGTCGACGATGCTCCGCGCCAGGGCCGCGCGCTCTACAATTTTGTCGTCGGTATCAACAAACAGCCCCGCGCGCACGCGGTTACCAGCGGCGTCGTTGACTGCACACCAGAGGAGATCGTCGAGTTGCCCCGCCGTCGTGATTCCGATTTGGCGCGGCTTCGCGGCGAATACCCAGGGGTGTTCGTAACACGCGACCCAGAACAACCGTTGCGACTCGTTAGGAGCCCAGGCCGTCGATGCTCCGGTTCGATGATCTGTGATCCTGATCCGCCGTGCTACCTGTTCGATTGCAGCCGGTGGAAGCCTGGATAGGCTCACGTCGACGGCGGTTTGGCAAGCGCGACGAGTGCCGCGAGATAGGGATCGGTGCCCTTCACGCTGGCTTCAACCTCGATCTTGTCGCCGTACTTCTTCGGCGCCAGTTTGGAAAGGAGCCATTTGCGGCTGTCGACGCGCATCCGCTGCCACTGCACCGCCGCACCGTCGATGGCGCCGGTCTCCGGGTGTGTCAGTGGCACCTCGTCGGCAAGGTCCAGCACCTCGCCGGCCATGCGCTCGATTAGATCCGCGCGCGCGTGCGCGTACTGCGCCGCCAGGTCGGGGTCAACGTCGCACGCCCCACGAAACGACGATTCGGCGCACCCTACAGCCAGGCACGACTTGCGCAAACTCATCCCGCTGCGCATCGCCGCCAATACAGCCTGTTGCGTCTCCGCCGTCATGGATCAACGCTACCCTATGCCGTGCTGCGGGTCCAGTCACCAAGATCGCATCGTCATGCCTCGACCACAATCAGCCCTGATCTGGCGTCGCAACGCCATGAATCGGGCCTGATCATGACGATGCGTCTGGATTCGCCTTAAACACGGATCAGCCCTGATCTGTGGCGTCGCAACGCCAAATTCAAAGAATTATGAGCACCAGACTTGATTCTGTGTAGAATCAAGAGCACAATGGGGGTGTGGGCACGCCAGCTCGCATAGGGAGACACCAAATGAACAACCAAAACGCCGCCAACGAATCCGAAACGTATAGCCAGTACGAAGAGCGCGCCGCCGCACGTCGCCAAGCCATCCGCGACGCGGCCGCCGCCAAGTATTGGGCACACAAAGCGCGCATGGCAGCCCGCCGCTAAGCCATCACACAACCCCAATCCGCATTCCCCCGTCTAGAGCCGGGGGTTTGGCGTTGTGAGCAAGCCAGCTCGCACTAGGGAGACAACATGACCAACAACCAGCGCAACACCTACACAAAGCTCACCGACGGCGCCTGGGGTGTCCGTGTGCCGGGGTCGACTCCCCCCGGAGTTGGATCAAAAATTCAGGTGACAAAGGCATCTGGCGAGGTCAAGACCGAAACGGTCGCGTCTATTGCCTCCTGCGGATTCTCCGAGGTGATCTGCCGCATTGTACCTACGTCACGGTCATCGACGTCCTACCGCGCCGCATCGCCTAGCCGCCGTGCATCTGGCGCCGGATCGGCAACGCGGATGCCGGGATACTCGTCTTGGTGCACTGGTACCGCCGGTTGCCGCTGCTACGATTGCGAGTGACCCCAACCTTCAACCCCTCGCCAGTCGGGGGGTTTCGGCGTGCCACGCCAGCAGCCAGGCAGAAACTAAGGCTACTTGTGACGCAGTGCGTCGTTTTCTCCTATAATTAGAGAGTCCAGAGAGAGAATTCTTCTTCTTTATATAGGAGAGAGAGAGAGGAGAGATAGATCCGTCCCGAAACGACAAAGCCGCCCATCTCTGGGCGGCTGTCGTTTGGCGCGGGACGGACGGACTGATCTACGCAGCGCGTCAAGAATGCAGAAGGCGAAGGGTCTCGGTCGGGCGTGTCTTGCCTGCGATTTTTTCCACGATGACCATCTCCTCGTCAACCAGCCGATCAATGATGTCGTCGAGGGTGCGCGCTGTCAACTGCCTGCATGCCCGAAGCAGAGATCGGCGTCCGATATCCCCACCCGCCTCACGAATAGCAGCCAGGACGAGTTCTATCTGTGCCTCGGGGTCATCCCACGAGGCTTTCCGATTCGCAGCCAAAGACGCCGCAAATACCGCCGCAGACTCTTCAGCCAGTGCCACAGCGACGCGGGCGACGTGACCTGTCACGACAGGGATAATCTGCTCCGGCTGTGACAGGTAGGCGAGCACCAGAGCAATGCGACTGGCGAATTCAGGCAGCCGCGCCAGCACCGCCGGCGGGACGTCCGACCTCGATCCTGTTCGCCTAGCATCGTCGCATTCGAGTTTGCACGCTGTCAGGATCTCCCTTGCCGCATCATCCTCAGTTACCTGTAGCGGGGTGTAGAACCTGATTTCGTCGACACCAGCATCGGACGTGACAGGCAGGGCCATATGCCACGCCTCGTGCCTCTCTCGCAGTGCGAGGATCGCGCTTCTGACGTCAAGAGGAATCTCGTCGTCGGGTCTCGTCTCTGGTGCCTGCCACGGCGGGAGAACGGCTTGCGCCCTCATCCAGACGTGACGCCCCACAAAGCCGTCTGCCACGTCACTGGACGTCAAAACGCCGTGCAAAGACTCCGGCGTCGTTGACCCGAGGATCGTGACGACTGGCGCCACAAGGGTCAATTTCCCGCCGCCCTTGACCAGCGACAACGCCGGAGACCAGCAATCAATCCCCTTGGTCGCCAGCTCAGTTAAACTTTGCTTGATGTCCTGCCGATGGCTGGATGCGCGTGGCCCCATCATGTTGCCGAGTTGCATCCCATACTCGTCGAGTACAAGCACAATTCCCGTCCCGTTGGCAACAGCACGCCTGACACCGTCCGTGAACGATGGCCCCGACGAGAACGAATTTGGCCCCTGAAGCAAAGGCCAGCAGTCATCGACGACGCGGCCCATACAAGACTGCGGCCGATTTTTTCCCTCGCCCGACGCAGCAAGGGCCACCAGGTACAGGCTCGAGGTGCTGCGCCGATAGACGAGCCGTCGACCCGCCATCACAGAGCCCAATGCCAGCAAAGACGCAAGCGTGAGTCCTGGTTGCGGATGATCGGCTCCTCGAATCACCCATGATGAGAAAGAATCACAAAGACCGCCAAGAGATCGGACAGAATGGAACAGCGCCCAACGCTCGGCGTCGATGTCTCTGGCTGGCGGTTTCGCCTTGACAATCTCCGCCTCGACAACCTCCCCGATTGTGATCTCCTCCCCGTGGAAAGGGTCGACCCACGCCGCCCGATTGTCGATTGGGCTGCGAGGGATGATCATCCCGCGTTGCAGGCCACGGTTGACCGTCGTCGTGACCTCCCCCGAAGGCAGCCCACACGCAAGGCCAGCGGCGACCAGCGCCGAAACAGCCGCGTCCTGCGACAGATGACCGGCGCCCACGATCTGCCCGATCTTGAAAGCCGCACGATGTAGATTGTGATTGCGTCCGCCTTCGCCCGTCCTAGCGACGTCGTCGCATTCAGCGTCTAGCGCCTTGCGCGCCCACGTCGTCGACGCCATCGAAAACGTCGACCGCTGCAACTGCAACGACTGCGCTTTGGGCCTGACTTTTTCCACGATCCAGTCAGGGAGCGGAACAGGGTCAATTTCGTTGTGCCATCGCCAGCCCTTGCCGTCGCACGTCGACGGCCACACGACGATGTAGCCGCCCTCGCCTCGTGTGTCGGTGTCCGGCGCGAGCGCGTTTTTTGCCCCCTTAGCCGTGTTTGGCAGTGTCTGCGTACACCGATACACATAATGCCATCCGCCGCCACGGGTCCGTGCCGTCCAAGTCTCAGGCAGGCGCGGCATTAACTCGCTTGCAGGAACGTCGATGTCGACGACGTACAGACCAGAGATTGAACCTGTTGCCATCGCAATGTTGGCGTTGGGAAACTTCGTCCACCATTCTGTGATCTTGTCGAGGTCAGTTGTTGCGTCTTTCGATCCATTGGTGTTTTTAAATGGAATCTTTGTGTTTTCGGAACACGGAAAAACAGGATACCCTTTTCGAGCGTAATCAAGAGCCGCATCTAGATTCGTCGTCTTCACCACGGCAGATCCTCTTGATCATTGAATGCGTTTTCGTCGACGGCGGTGGCCTCGAGGTGATCGCTGTGCGGCAGCCACAGAGTAAAACGCTGACGACAATGGGGACAGCGCTCATAGAACAGTTTTCGTCCTTGCGAATCGATCTTATAGACCACCTCGCAGTCACCATCCGGCTGGCGATGGCACGAAACGCACTGAGGAATGTCGTCACTGCCAAATTCGCGGACAGGCCCGTGCTCGATGTGAATAACTGTGTCAAAATCCTTGACAACCAACGTCGTCACGCGCTTGACCGGCCGCATACATCCGTCGTTCAAGAGCACTATCGCCGCGTCGACGCTGTCTGGAAAAGGCGCATCGACGTGTTGATGCCACCACGCGAAGGCCTTGTCCCAGGGGAAAGACCCTTCGTTGTGATCAAGACAAATCCACTCACGGGCACAGGGTGCCGCAGCGTACTCACCGATTGGAAAATAATCGATCCGCAACGTCGACGGCGTGCCCTCGGGTGCGTTGCGCTTGTTGTGCTTGTGCCACTCGACACGCCCGACGACGTGAATTTGAGGTTCAGGCTTTGGCTTTGGCTTTGGCTCTTGTTTTGGAATCACCACCGACACTGATAGAGCAGGCAAAACCGATGCTTCTTTGTTGGCCTTCCTGATGACGTCGGGGAAGGCGTACCCGCAATGATCACAGACGCGAGCCGAAGCAGCGCAGCACGCGCAGCACTCAGGGCATATTTTGACGGGCGCGTCGCCGTCGCCTGACGGTCGAGGGCGCACCCTGACATTGTCAATTGGACCGTGCCGAGCGATGTTGCCGCCGTAGTCGAGCAGCAGGCAGTCCGTTTTGCCCTCAGCGGTTCGCATACCGCGGCCCACCATCTGGACATACAACGACGGCGACATCGTCGGACGCACAAGAGCGATGACGTCAACGACAGGCGCATCAAAGCCCGTCGTGAGCACGTCGCAAGAGGTGATGCAGTTCAGCTTGCGACCCTTGAACGCAGCAATGATTACGTCTCTCTCACCCGGTGGCGTTTCGCCGGTGATCGTCTCAGTTGATACCCCCTGCATTCGCGTTGCGTTCGCCAGGCGCCGCGCATGGGAGACCGAAGTACCGAAAACAAGAGCGCTTGTGCGCCCGCTGTCAAGGGCTTTTTTTATGTCGGCGGCGACTGCGTCGTTGATCTTGTCGACGTCGCTGGCAAGCTCGAGGTCATTGGCCGCAAATTCTCCCATGCGAGTTGCTACGCCCTTAAGGTCGATCGTCGCCGTCGCATAGCCGGTCACGACGTTGCTAAGCCACCCGTCGACGATAAGTTTTTTCACGTCGACGCTGTAGGCTATCGACGTGAACAGCGCCTCTTCTCCCTCGGTCAAATACCCCTGCCCGAGCCTGAAGGGTGTGGCGGTTAAACCCACAAGACGCATATCGGGATTTTTCCCTCGCAGCGTCTTGATCAATGCTTGGTAAGACGTGCCATCGACAGGGCTAATCAAATGCGCTTCGTCGACGATGAGCACGTCGACGGCGCCCAACAACTCAGGCTTGTTGATCATCGTCTGAATGCCGCCAATTGTGACAGGGTGCCCGTACTCTTTTTTCCCGATGCCAGCAGACACGATCCCGATCTGTGCCTGCGGGTATATCGAGCGGATCGCCTTGTAGTCCTGAAAAATCAATTCTCTGCGGTGCGTCGCCACG